CATTTGAAAGGATAACTGACAAGTCAGAACCACTAGAAAAACTAATATTCGTATCACTATCAATTGTAATTGCTGTTGTCGTTGCGCTTTTAATTAAACCTGCTGTTCTTACACCTTGCCGCATTGGATCAGCAATTTCTATTACTTGCGCAGGTCTACAAATAACACCCGCAGCAATAGAAGTAGTAAAACTACAGACTTCATTTTCATAAGCTTGTGCATATAACAAAGCACGACCCATTCGGTTTGCTTGCTCTCTCGAAGTACACCCAACCGCTTCTACATTTTTACTAACAACACCGTACTTACTTTGCGGGGCTGTTGTCTCATCTGTAACTTGTTCAATATCTTTCTTGTAAGTATCCATATTAAAGAAACTTACATTTACTAAAGAAAACTTTGTATCTTGAGGCGTTCCAGAATATGTAAATCCACCTTCTAATACATTTGCAAGCGTGAATATATAGGAAGTACTCTGCGGGCTATCTTGTATTAGTCTTAAAGTGTTATTACTCCAATAAGGAGTAACTCTCATATTGCTGCATATTTTATTGACAATGTTGTAAGCATTATCTTGAGTTTGTAGTGAACCATTAAAACTAAATCTTGGTTGAACTCCTATATTAGTATCTATTAATGCGCTGCTATAATTACTTACGGTATAAAAATCATAATTACTAATTTGACTTTCCTTTATAAATTCACCTAATCCAAATCTTTCATTTAATAAAATCTCACGCAAAAACATTGCAGGGTCTGTATTCCAATGGGTTGTGCTTGTAAAATTACCTTGGAAAATATACCCTGAAGGATATTCGATTCTACCGTTATTAGGATCAACAGTTGGCGTGTAAGTTACTCCATTTGAGTCAATATAAGGTGCAGGGATTTTTGTTTTTAATCCTCTTATTTTATACATCCTTGCAGGGGGTTGGCCTCCAAATCTTTCAGCGTCAATCTTTAAAGCGTGATAAGCAGTATTAGCATATGAATTTTGTTCATCTGTTATTGTTGTGTATGTACTCCACCTCATTGTTGACTGTATTGAATCAGCATCATTACTTGTACCCTCATTTTTATTATCTCCCGTAAATCTTGTTATTCTGATTTGCAACGGAAATGCTGTTGATACTTTTTTTGCTGCAGGAACTATAATCCCATGATCTCTGGCGTATGGCCCCTTCGATTTACCTTGTACGATTAAAACACCCCCATTTACATGAGCAAAAGGATTAGAAAAAATAGTGTCATTTGCATATTTAATTTCAATTTTATAAAAGACCGTAACTCCTTTAACTGTTCCAGTATCTGCCTTTTGTCTAAGTAAAGAAGGCCAAACTAAAGTAACACGTATTGAATCAAATGGTCCTTTAATAGATTGAGTTACAGGTAAAGACTGTGTGACATCAGAGAGAACATTAGTTGTAATTGAATTGAATGTAATTCCAACAGAGTTAGCGTAAGTTTGTGTTGACGTTCCATATTTAAACTCATTTCTAATTTCACCAAAATTATTCTGTAATATGTTTTCTGAATTGGAACTAATGTAAGCAGGTGTACTGGCATTAGCTGGAGTTTCATTAAAGAAAATATCTGTTAAAGCTTCGCGATTATAATTATCAGTTCCAACTGCCCAATTTCCCGGATGATTCGTTGGATCTTTGGCAGCTAATAATGCTTTTCTAACTGCATTTGCTGGCCCTGCAATTTCACCTTCAGAAAGCACATCAACAATCGTTAAAAACTGATTACTTTGTAATACATTTTCAACACCGAAATTATGACGGTAATTATCTAAACTTCCCTGTTGACCTGAATAATAAGTTGGTGACATTGTTAAACACCTCCATTAGCAACGGCTATTTCATGTGGGCCTGTAGTATCTAAATCTTGATTGATAACAACAGACCCTGTATAGACCTCCCCAAATAAAATAGGTATTGCCACCCCAGCACGGCTGCTTTGTTGAATCCCGTTAAATGAAAAGGCTCTTGTTGGGTCGTTATCGGCTTCAGGCATTGGAGGGGCAAGCATCTCGCTTAGTCCTTGAGCCGCTAAAGTTACACCTATTGTCATTGCGATTTTAGAATATGT